TTGTGGTGCAGGAACAGGAGCCTCTGCTACAGGTGTTGGAGTTGCTGCCGGAGCAGGTGCTGGGGTAGTTGCCGCTGGTGCTGTAGACGTACTAGAGTTTGAGGAACTCGCAGGAGCGTCAATACCATATGGACGATAGTATTGCCCAAAACGTTCAACGTCATAGGGCTGTCCATCTACACTTGCTTCGAACATCTCTTTGATGCACTGTAATTCTACTTCAGTAGGTTTCTTAGGAAGGAAGTCACTAAGTGTATGAAGACCATGTGTTTCAATAGCCGCCATTTGCTGTTCAGATAGTGCAGTTTCTTTACGAGCCCATTTACTGGTGCTGTAATCTGCATACTGTCCCTTAGTGGTTTTTGTGATACGGAAATCTAGACCAGCAGTATAATCTGTTGGCATTTCTTGAATATCCGGATCCATAAGTGCGTCCTTAATCAAGTTAAAGATGCTTGGTGAGATAACAAATCTGCGAATCGGATTCTCAGGTGTATCTTCTTGAAGTGGGTTTTCGTTTACAAAGCCTTGGAAGATATAACTACGCTTCTTCCAATACTTACGTCCCATTTCTTCTAGTGACGAGTCTTTGAACCAACCACGAACTTCTGTTAGTACAGGACATGTTTCGTTCCACATCTCTACACATGGAACTTGAACCACTACTGGCTTACTGTTCATATCACCTTTAACTCCGTTAAAAGGTAAACGAATCATAAGCCTTTCAGCCCAGAAAAATGTGTTGTTAGGATCGCCGTCTGGCAAAAAACGAACTGCTGTCGTTGTGCCTTCTGGGATATTCCAATGTGGGAAGATTGCGTTGTCGCCGCCGCCTGTACGCTCACTGCGTGATTCTTGAGACTTTAGTTTTGCTCTAATTTCTGCCAAAGATGCCATAATATTTTCTCCTATATGTGCCTATTGTCATGTATTGTATGTGCCTATTTGCAAATACTGTTACAGTATATGCTATTTTATTTATCAAGTCAACATTTTTTTTTAGGTTTTTTTGAATAAAAAAAAGCAGTGCCTAAGCACTGCTTTTCTTCCGTATACTATTGTTTATGAGTCTTTTTCAATGTCCTGTAGTTTCCTTAGTTCTCGTGCCACTATACTTCTTGGTGTGAGTTGGTATCCCTCTTCGCCTTCGTGTATCCCATGATTACTTCTGAACTTTGACCCTACGCCAGCCATTGCCTTCAACTTAGCAAGACTTTCCGTTGCTTCATCTACTTCTTCTATTTCTTCTTTTGCAAATGCAATGTCGTCGTCACCGTCTCCATCAATGTCTACCATTTCCCAATGGTCACCTTTTGGATCCATACTGTCACATTCACAATCTGTTGTAGGTTGTCCTAGCATATCACCGCAATGCTTACACTTTAGTGAACACATAGATTCAGTTACATCTTCTTCAACTGCTTCGCCTACTAAATCTTTAATCATATTACCTGGAACATAGTCTGGTAGTACTGCTTCTAGTGCTGCTTTAATATCATAAGTCTTTTTAGCCATAGTAATAAAGTCATCTACAAATGGTGCTAACGTGTCGTTTTGTTCCATTTCTGCAGCCACTTCATCAATCTCTTGTGCTAGATCACTCAGACGACCTTCTTCTACACTTTCTGTAGCACCCTCAAACCATCCAAGTTCTCTAAGTGCTTTCATAACCTTTGTCTTGACTGCTTTGTCTTCACCACCAGCATATTTAATGAAAAGTTCTTTTACTTGCTCGTCGGTTGCAGGATCTTCCTTTTCAATTTTATCTAAAATTCTGTTTGCTTTGTACATTACTTCGCCACCTTTGCCACCTACATATCCTGTAGTTGTTTTGGTGCCTTTGAATTCCCCTGGCTTGTCTGTTTTAATAGTATATCCTGGTTCTAATTCAATCTCTGCTTCTTCTACACTTTCTGCTTTGCCTTTCAAACCAGCAAGCACTGCTTTGATTGCGTCTGTATACTGTTCTGGATATCTGTAACGACCACCGTATTGATTATTTTCGAGCCACTTAATGATCACCGGACGAGCATCTCTGTCAGCACCATTTTTCTCTACAAACACAGCTATGTCATCCAACATATCGTCATCACCTACAAACTTCATTACAGCATTGATAGCATCTTCGCCATCTTCTCCTGCTTTAAGAGGTTGTTTGAGAAGGTCAAGGAAGTCTTTAATCTCTTCCTCTGTACTAAACAAATGCCAAGTGCCTTCTGCAATCATATCCATGCTCTGTTCAAATGATTCAAATGTTACACTCTCAGACTTCTCTTTGCCGTACAAATCTTTCTTAGCAGCCTTCTGTTTGACTTCGTACTTGCCTTGGATAAACTTCTTAGCAAGTGCATAGCCTGCTGCCATGTGCTTTTTGTTTTCTACATCAAACTCACTCATTGCATTAGCAAGATTGTCATTAGTACTATTCTTAACTAGGAAACGCACAATAGCAACTACTAGTGCTTGATTCTTACGCTGTGCTTCCATATCACTGTTTTTAATGTACTGCATGTAGTTTTTGATTTCAGCCATGTCTGCTTCATTATCAAAGATTTCAATGGGCTCATCGCTCATTGCCATCTTTAGTGCTTCTTCATCATTTGCTTCACGCATTTGTGAACGTTGTTCCATAGCACGACGTACTGCTGGTAGCGCAGTTGTAAGACGTTCGTCATACACTGTACGAGTTAGTTTTTCTTTAAGATCGTCTAAATCGCCTTCATCTTCTACTGCTTCTGGAACCCAGTTTTCAAAGTAAGATTGATAACCATTTGCACTTGCCAGGCTTTTTAGCGTATCTTTCAAACCATAGTATCTGTCTGTTGCGGCTTCAATGATTTCGTTTTGTTCATCTGTGACATAATCTTCACGCTTAATAGCACGAACAAATGTTTTAAGGTCATTCATTTCATGCATTATGCTTACAATATGTCCACCTCGTTCATCACGAGTGTGACCTTCGTTGCTAATGTGTCTTGCCATTGCTCTCGCACCTGGCAGATAGTTATTAGCAAACTTAAAGCGTTCGCCGTCTGCATTCTCAATGTAGATTGCTTTGATGTTGCGGCTTCTCGCACCCATCTTAGTTTCGTCTACTGTCTTATCATGTTGAATAATAAGTTTTGCGGTTCCTTGTTCTAAGAAACTCTTTTGGCTGGTTCCATACATTTTGTTTTCCATCACTTCGTCCTGGCTACGTTGTGTTAAAAACTGATAATCTTTCTTATCAAGTCGTTCTTTTGTTACGTTATGTGTTTCATAGTTAAGCATATTTCTTGCACTGAACTTGCTTAGTTCTTTGAGAAAGCCGTACCAAGCATTTGCTGTGTTTGTGTCTACATCTTCCACCATGCTGTTTGGGAAGTATACTTGCAATACGCCTTCTTCATTGAGGCTTATTGTTACTGCACCTACTGGTAAGTTTCTGTGTTTAAAGTTAAACTCAAAGAAACGTGCTTGTTTTGGATCTGTAGTGACTGCACCAGTTTCATCGCCTAAGCGAATACTGCTAACTCTACTACGAATCTTATCAAATAGTTCTTGTGATATGTTTTCTATTGGTCGCATATATGTATTTATGCCTACATCATAATGAATGGCATCGGATCCATGTTATAATCGTCACTGTCTGCCATGTGACTATCAAGCTCTGGATTGTAACTTTTCAGCGTTTGTGCCATACGCATTACTAACAGTGTTGCCATTACTAGGTCATCTGTATCACCTACTTTAGCACTGTAACTATTTCCACTAGCAATGAAACTTTTAAGTTCACTAATAAGAGCTTTGCTGTTTATCTTTACTTTTTCTGTTTCTACCAGTGTTTTGAACTTAGCACAGACTGTTAGTTTACTGCGATGTGTAGTGTTAAAGCCTCTTCTATATGCTCTAGCATTGCCGTGTGATTTTGGTTCTGTTAAGAAAAATCCTGATATGTTTTCTTCACCTATTTCTGCAATGCTCATTAATGCTGCTTCGCCAATAGTATTGTTCTCTACACTGTAGTACACACTATTGTTATCACCGCATTCCTCAACTAGATACTTTGTTATGTCCATTAATATGCGAACTTGTTGTGGAATAGGAGTTTTGTTATGACTCCATTCGCCTACCTGTATCATACTAGGCACTTCAAATATCTCAATAGCCGCTGGATCTCCGCCAGTACCCAAACTAGGATCAAGTCCTACTAGATAACTTTTGCCTTTTTCTGGTTTTTTATACCAACGTACTTTGCCGTGTCTAAAACTAGGATCATTGCCAATCATGTTAGTAAGCACAAGACTGTCGATCAATGTTTCATCGAAGATAATAAACTCACAATCGTGTTCACGTCTAAAACGTTCTTCTCCAATACGACCTAGTTCTTCTGCTTTCCATTGATCGTCTCTGTCTGGATGTTCCCACCAGTAACTGCGGTAACTCTTAAAGCCATTAACACCTATATCTGTTTCTTCTCCATCGCTATCAAATGTTTTGTTAGCATCACGCCAAATAGTTGCAAACTGGTCTTCGTCACTGTTAGGTGTACTTGTAATAATAGCCTTACCACCTGTTGCTAGCGTAGGCGAAATACTAGTCCAAAACTCACGAGCAATACTAGGACGCACAAATGCAAACTCATCACAGTATAGCAATGTAATACTCATGCCTCGACCAGTGTTGTCTGTAGTTGCTTGTGCTACAATACGACTGCCATTATCAAAGTCAATGCTACCCTTGTTATAACTAGTAACACCTGCACGAATATGATCTGGACACAGTTCATAAGCATAGCGTATGCGTTGCATAATCTCCTGCGCACCAGCATACTTGTGTGCCGCAATAAGGATTACACTGTCTGGTACAAACATTGCATACCATAGCAAGTAGCCTGCGGCTGTTGTTGATTTGCCTGTTTGTCTGGGCAACATGTTAATGTTAAAGCGATAGTTGTGATAAACGTCTATAAGTTTTTCTTGGTATTCAAACGGATTATACACCATACGACCTTTAGTAGGGTGCTGAATAGCAAAATAGTTGCTGAGAAAGTATTTTACTCCGTTCTTAGGATCGGCGCACTTAGCAAACTCTGTGAGTTGTTCACGTGTAAATGTTTCTTTTTTGTATGCTTTTTTAACTAGCACACCGTCTAGGCTTTTAGACATTAACCAATCCTTACTTTAAACTGTTGCGGTGTTGTACTTAGTCTGATGAC